TATACCTCTAAAAGGTAACGATGAAAATTTTTTAGGATTATCAATATAGTTGGAATAATTTTCCACATCATTATATTCAGTTAAAATATCTAAAATATATTTTCTAATGTCACCTTGACCTATTGTACCTTCATTTAAGTTTTGATTAGTTAAATAATCAGTAATTTTTTTACTAAAAGGTTTAGTTGTTAGATATTTTTTAAACATTTCTAAATCTTTTTCTTTATCTAAAAGACCTTGACTATCAAGATCTTTTATTAAACTAATAACTTCCGATGCAGTTGCTTCATTTATAGTTTGTCTAGGAAGTTTCTCTACATTCTTAAATGCAGTTTTTTGAAGATATATATTTTCTAAAGATTGCCAGCTCATGTTTCAATATCTACTTCAGTTGAATATTTTTTCATAATATTAATTAAAGTTTTCAATGAATTTTTAGCATTTTTTTCATTTATATCACCTAAACCACTTAAAGTGTCGACATCATTAGGATCGATTTCTGTAACTAAAGCTTTTTTTAATAATCTAATTAATAGAACTTCTGATTCAGGGGATAAAGGTTGCACTTCAGGCTCTACTTCAGGTGTTGGTTCAACTTCTACTTCTGTTGGTTCATCTTCAACTGCAAAACCTTCATCTTGTTCTAAAACTTTACTATACTCTTTTAAAAACTTTTTCATTATTGTGATAATCCTTTTATTTTATTAGCTATATTTGAATAAACTTTATCTACAGCTTTTGCTAATTTCTTTTCTCCTGATCTAAATAAACCTCTTGACATAGGTGAAACACCTAATTTTGTAGCTAGCTTTACTGCTTTAATTTGCTCTTTAGTTTTAGGGTCCATTAAACTTTCTACATCTTCTTGATCTTCATGTTCTGCGTTTTTGCTTTTTTTACGTTTTTTTAGTTTTATATTTTCACCATTTTCAGATGAACCTATTACCATACCATATTCGCGAAGAATTTTATCTGCTTCTTGAGTAAACTTATCCATATTATTATTTATCTAATTAAAAGAAGTTTTGTAGATAATCTGTTAAAGTAGTCTTTATTTAAAAATGTTAATTCATAACGTTTAGTAAATTTTTTTATTTCAGAAAAAGTAAATTTACTTATATCTATTTTATTAATTTTAGATATCATTGAATTTATTGTAGTTTGAGCTTTACCATCATTTTTTTCAATCAAATGTGTAAGGTATACAATAGAATACTTACTAATATAAATTTTTATAGGCAATAACCTTTCAGCTTTACGTAAAGTTTTAGTAAAAAATGTTAATAATTCATTTTCGCTATAATACTTAAAAGATTCACAGTCTTCCATTTGTGTATTATTATAATAAATTAATGTCTTACCTTTAGAAGACAATATTTTTTCACAAATCGCAAGTAAAGTGTAATGATAAAAAAATTTTTTGACTGATATATTGTTTAAATTTTTATTTAAAAGATCGAATTCATGCAAAGAATTGAGAATTTCACATTCAATATTATTTCTAAAAAGATCATTAAAGTCTATAACATTTAAATTATAATTATCTAAAGTTAAATCAGCCATCATATTTTTTATTATAATACTGTTCCAATAATTGTTTAGGTGGTTTTCCTATTCTACAATTAATTATACCATTATAATAATCCTCATCTAATAAAACATCTTTTTCAAATTGCATTTTAGCTTCAAAATATGATAATTCAAATTTATTGTTGCAAAATTTTAAAATTTTAAATACAAATTTATCTAATCCTAAAGTAGCAATGTCAATATTAAGAGCATCTGAAGAGCCAGTGTATGTTTTCCAATCACTTTCTTTATAATCAATACGTTTACGTTTTTTACCTTTAAGAGGTAAACGTCTAATTTTACGCTTCATTTGTTTTTTACCAATATATTTTTTTCCGTTAGTTATATTAACGATTTCATATATAAAACCAAAAGCATCTTCTGGTACGGGGCCATAAACTTTCCAAATGCCTGTATCCATTCAAGTATTTACTTTTTATTTTTCTTTTTTCTACGCCGTTTTTTACCTATTAAACCTTTTCTGGTCTGAACCGCTCCTAAAGCAAAAGGTCTTCTATAATCACCTGGCGCATAAAAATCACCTGACTGACTATGACCTATAGCAGCTGCTGGTCCTAATGCTCCTCCACCGTAAGTTGAATCTTCTTCTTCTTTTGCTTTATTTTTTAATCTTTTTTTAAAGGCTTTTTCAAATAGAGTTGTTTTTTTCACATAAGTATTTATAATTATATTGTGAAATTACTCGATCAATATATAGACGAAATAGAAAAAGATTTGCAAATAAATGAATTCAATTTGAAAGAATCCTCAATGAAAACTCCAGCTAGAAAGCATTATTGGGTGAGTAAATTAATAAATCATAAAAAAAATCTTTATAAATTACAAAAAGAAAGAAACGAAATAAAAAAATCTATTGTAAATCAAATTATAAAAGAAAGTCCTGTTAAAGTAACTGTGCCAATAGCTGAAAAAGCTAGTTATAATCATGAAAAAATGGTTGAAATTAATGAAAAAATTAAACAAGAAGAATTATTAGTAGAATTTTTAGAAAAGACAGAAAAAACTTTTAGTGCTGTTGGTTTTGATATAAAAAATATCATTGAAATCATGAAAATGGAACAATTATGATGGAATTCAAAGCTGATAAAGGTAAAATAAAGCTCATAACAAGTTATCTTTCTGAAATTAGAGAGTTTTTTAGTATTAATGATGATACAGCTCGTTTTAGATTTAGAGGTAGAGCTCGTTTTGTTATAAATCCAAGAATATACTGTATTACACCTACTGGTTTATTCGAGCCTGGTATGTTTTATGATATTTTAACGCATGTAAAAATGGAATATCCAGGATTAGATATTCAAATTGATAATGAAGTGTTAAATTTGGTTAAACCGCAAGATTTTAAAAGTATTTCTGTATATAATTCATTAAAATATCCTTTGAGGGATTATCAATTATCTTCTGTAGAAAATGCATTAAAATTTGGTAGAGGGATAATAAAATTAGGCACAGGAGGTGGTAAAACATTAACTATTGCATCTCTTTTAATGAGTTTATATAAAGATGATCCTAAAATTAAAATTTTAATAATAGTACCTGATTTAGGTTTAGTTAATCAAACTTATAAAGATTTTGAAGATTATGATGTTAAGTTTAAATTTACTAGATGGACAGGTAAATTAAAACCCGATTTAACTGCTAATTGTATTATAGCAAATAGAGGTATTTTACAAAGTCAATTTTTAGATAATGACTGGATAAAAGATGTTGACTGTTTAGTTATAGATGAGTGCCATACAATTAAAAAATCAAATAAAATAAGTAAGATGGTTAATAACATTAAAACTTTAAATAAGTTTGGACTGACTGGGACATTACCTGATAATAAACAAGATGAATGGAATATTAAAGGTAAAATAGGTAAAGTTATATATGATAAAGATAGCTATGAACTAAGATTAGAAAACTATCTTACAACGGTAAACGTTAGTATTATAGATTTAAAATATAATGATAAACCTTTATATATACCCGGTACAAATAATTTTAAAGCTGAATTAGATTTTATATATGAAAATGAATTTAGAAATAATTTAATTAAAGGTCTTTGTTCTAAATTTACAAATAATTCTCTTATATTAGTAAATCATTTAAAGCATGGTGAAAAATTACTAAGTGTTTTATCTGAAAATCAAGACAAACAAGTTTATTTCGTTAAAGGTGAAGTTGAAGTTGAAGAAAGAGATAGAATAAAAAAAATAATGGAGAATAATGATAATATTATTTGTATCGCAATGAGTTCTATTTTTAGTACTGGTATTAATATTAAAAACATACATATGATTATGTTTGCTTCAGGAGGTAAAAGTTTTATTCGAACTATCCAATCTATAGGAAGAGGTTTACGTTTACATGATAGTAAAGATAAACTAACTATTATTGATTTAGCTGATAATTTAAAGTATGGTTCGCGTCATTCAACAAAAAGAAAAGAAATATACAGTCAAGAAAAAATAAATTTTAAAACAACTGAAATAGTTGAAAAATAAATATTATATTCTATAATTAAACTATGGCTAATACTAAAAAAACTACCGGTAAAAGACGCGGGCCTAAACCAAAAAAGACTGAATTTTATGTCGATCCAAGAGAGTTAAAAGCAAAATTAGAAGAGTATTATGAAACTGAAGATTGTTCTCGAGAACTAGCAGATATGATTCATAAGATTGCACATGGATTAAGTTATTCATCTAATTTTATAAATTATACGTATAGAGATGAAATGGTTGGGGATGCTTTGGTAAAAATGTATACTGCAGTTACAAATAAAAAATTTGATATAACTTCAGATTATAATCCTTTTAGTTATTTTACTACTATTGCATTCCAT